AAGTGGCGAGGTGACTAAGCTGATACAAGACGTGAACCATGCGCAGGTGAAGGGGATAAAGATATGGGAGGCCGCGCATCCGCGGTGCTTCGATACCGGGCATGACAGTGAGAAGGAGAAATGGTTTAAGATAGTAAAATGCTTGACGAACAACATCGAAGGGGTTGGAACGCGCAAGATATCGAAGAGATGCTACGAGGTAAGTAAGATAAACCAGGAGGATATGGTGTGATGGGTGCGAAGGACCGACTGTCGACAGTTTTTCTCTAGCAGTATGTTATAGATGGAGGTTCTTCCTGTTAGGCTTGGTCTGGCTATGGGCATTGTGTGGGGGTCGTGCATGCTTCTGCTTGCTTTGTTCGCAGGCAAGAGCTACGGAATATCGTTCTTAAGCGCGATGTCGAAACTGTACATAGGGTGTGGTCAGGAGAGCCTTTTCTCAAAGCTGTTGTGTGGGGTCTTGGGGTTCTTGGATGCGTTTGTGGGCGGATGGCTGGTAGGCGAAGTTTACAACAGGCTGCCTATTAGGATGTAGATTGGTTTTATCTTGCGTAATTGTATAATGAAACTCGACGGTTTTCATTTTGCGTTGCTGGCGTTGATCGTTCTTTTAGCGATTTACTTTGGGAGTGGGTTTGTGAGTAGGGAAGGAAACGATACATGCGGTGAGCACGAGCGGCTGAAGTGGTGCATGCAAGGCGGGCCAGACGATCAAGAGTCGTGTTCGAGCATGTGCTACCACAAGGGTAGATTACACATTTCCGACGGCGATTATTACGTATGCGAATGCGCTCCCCAACAGACCTAATTGTTGTAGTGCAGTATGGCGTGAAAAGTGAGGTGGGTGCCCCGCCCCTTTTTCTCTTCGGTAATTGTATAATGAAACTCGACGGTTTTCATTTTGCGTTGATCGCGTTGATGACTGACCATAGTTCATATGAGATACATTCTGATATGAACTTGTTACGATGCAAAGCCGCCTCCGTATTTAGCCGTGAGCTTCGTCCGCATGCGTTCTAACTGTTCGCCTACGTCATATTCTGCAGGCAGAACCATCTTCAAGTTTTGGCGCGTTCCGTCTTCTAGCCTGCGTTCATAGACAAGATGTGGCTTCTCCCGCATATGGATCATTGAGAAATACATGGGAAGAGGTGACTGCTTCTCTACATAGGTTCCCGCGTCAAGAGCTTCTACAATCTCCGCAGCTTGAGCAAGCTTGTCTTGATCGGCGACCTTGTTTGACTTAGAAGTGCAAATATCCCGTTTGCCAAGACCCACGAGTGCCGGGTGTTTCTCTACGCGAAAGAAGCTTCTTGTCTTACCACCCGTGCCATACGGTTCCAAGTAGTAAGTCGCATATTTCGGGATCATGTCTTCAGTGATCCCTTCGGGAAGAGGGATGGCATCTTTCTTCCTCGCTCTTTTTGTGCCTTCTTTGATACCCTTAGAGTTCCCCATTTGAACCGCTTGAGGTACGACTCGCAAGTTGTCAAACGTGTTGTTTAATGGGTTCTGATCGATGTGATCCACACTGATTGTTTTCGTCCCTTTGCCGTTCCCATAGCATCCGGTAATGACCTGGTGGATATATAGGTTGTTGTTGCCCAGTACGTAACCGTTTCTATGGTATGACCAAACAATCTTCTCCCCATGTTCCTTCTCATATTCAAGAATCTTCCCATGGGACGTCGGGCAAAGGATGCACAACTTGTCACCGTTGCACGACATTAAGTACCGCGTTTTACGGCTGTCCGTCGTTTTAACTTCACATATGCGGTTTTTGGTCTGTCCGGCGTACCGCCCGCGCGTCACGACAGTCCCACCAAAATGACGTACGACATCGTGTCCGTCGAAGATAGCGTCAAGAGCATGATCCCTGATCTCTATGTTTGACGTCCGTACGTCGGTTCTATCACCGTTATGGAAAATGTATGTCTTAGTGAGCGGATTTGCTCCATGTAAGAACTCGAGTAGGGACACGGAGCGGGTATTTGAGACGTAAGATGGCATGCGGTCGTCGGCTCCATCAAACGTAAAACGTTTCGGGCAATTTATTAGTTCCTCCAACTGTTTGTTGTTGACGACAAAACATGCTCCCGCACGGCCAGTGTATTCAATGCTCCATCTGTCTTCCTCGATAAATGAGAACTTTGGACGCACGTACGCGCTCGAGGAACTCATGGGAGCTGTGGTCATATTATATAATGTATAATATGATACTCTTTAAGTTGCTATTACAGCAATGATATATCTTAGAACATGATTTAACTAATTTGAGTACGCTAAACCTCCCATACCGCTCATCACACGCAGCACGTTGTAGTTGGTGGCGTACACGCGGACCTTGGCGGTCTTGGTGCCAGACACGGTCGCGTTCGACAGAACCAGCTGGAGCGTGGCGTTGTCGATGCGGCTGAAGTTGCACGAGCCAGACGGCTGGTGCTCCTCCGGGCGCAGCGCGAACGAGTACACGTTGATACCGGTGTCCGGGTTCCGGGTGTGGTGCTGGTAGGGCTGCACCAGGTCGAAGTAGGTCCCCTCACGCTCCGAGAAGCGGTCCTGGCCGTTGAGCTGCAGCTTGGCAACCACGACCGGGTTCTCGCCCCAGCAATGCAGGTCCAGCGCGGTCTCCGCCAGCACGAAGGTGCCCGCGTCAGACACGGTGGAGGTCAGCGCGCTGTTGAAGTTCGGCGCTCTGTAGCTCCCGGACCAGGCGGTGCCATTGTCCGCCTCGGCACCAGCGTCCACGAACATACCACCAGCCGCGATATTGCCGATGAACTCGCCCGCACCCGCCGCGCCCGGACCCGCGAACGCGTGGATCGCGTTCGGCAGAGCATCGATGGCGTCGGTGTAGTTGAACGGCTGCGCGCCCAGCACCTCGTACAGGATGTTGTTGCACTCGAGGGACGAGCAGTAGTCGACGTTCGCGTCAGGCTGCACAACCCAGATCAGCTCCTTGCAAGGATGGTTAAAGTTGAGCTTGATCTTGTTGGAAGACGAACCGACAGACTCATCACCGGTGAACTGCAGCTGCTCGATGAGGTACTCATGCGGGTTCTGCGCCATCCGGCGACGCTCATCAGTGTCAAGGAAGACGTAGTCCACGTACAGGGACGCAGCCACCAGGGACTGGTTGTACGCCGCAGACACCTTGGTAGCGGTGAAGCTGCTGCCGCTGCAGTCCAGGTTGGACACAGCCCACAGGCACTCGTCAATCGGGCGCAGATCAAGGTTGATCTTCACCTCGTGGTACTGGAGCGCGATCAGCGGCAGAGCCAGACCGGGGTTACGGCAGTACCAGAACTGGAGCGGGACGTACAGGGTCGTCTCCGGCAGGGCGCGGCGCGGGGCGCACACCTGGGTCGGCGCGCTGCTAGAGCACGGGCCGTCCACCTCCGCGAAGGACGGGTCGGTGATGTAGGTCAGCTGGGTAGTGTTACCCACCATCTTGTAGTAGCCACGCTCGTTGCAGCACAGGGTCAGCTGGTTCCAGATATGCATCCAGTCACCATACTGGCGGTCAATGCGCTGGCCGCCAATCTCGACCTCCACCTGGGAGATCAGCTGCTCGCCGGGGAAGTCCAACCAGCGCGCGAACACGCCGTTCACGCCATCCTGCCCGGTTATCGAAGCGTTCGCCATCGCCTGGTCAATCTGGGGCAGGGTAACCTGCAGGTACGTGCGGTACGCAAGATCACCATTACGGCTGATCGTGCAAGTCACACGGCGGCCGAAGTCGGCCTGGCCATTGAACGTCTGCTCAATCGACTCCATCGCGAAGTTAGTGTGACGACGGTAGGTCACCTTCCAGAAGGTGATCTGCGGGTTACCGGTCAGGTACACGTCCTGCGCGCCGTAAGCGACGAGTTGCATAAGTCCACCACCCATAGTTATACTATTGCTAAAGAAAAAAAATCGTGGGAGAAACCTTAATAAGACACTCCTTAACAACGTTTATCAGCGCCCGGCCACCATTCACGGCACATAATCGGGCATCAGCTTCCGGATGTCGACGCTGTCGCGCAAGAACGTCTTAAGAAAGCCCTCGCACATCACCTCCCTCTTATTCTGGTGAGGCTTGGAGAATATGTACTTATCTCCTCTTTTCTTAACGTTCCATCCATCCTGTACAGCATTGTACACGAGTGCCATCTTGTGCAAAGTTATCACATTGATGTTACTATGGTCACCGAGCTCGATCGATATGTCCATTATTCATCAATAAGAAGATAGAAAAAACTAGAAGTTGACACACATGAAATTAAAAACTCTTTCACACTAATCGTATGCATGCCGATCTTCAAACCGAAGACAAGTAAGCAGATAACGGTGGATGCAAAGAGTGTCGTGACGTTAGATGGTAAGCACTCCAGTATTTGTGCGACCTTCGAAGAAGACGACGCGCGACTAGTTATCCTCCGCGCCGAGAGAAAGGTCCTGAAACAAAAGGTGTTGGACAACACGGACCCGACAATCGTGCTGGAATGCGGCGACCGACTACGGGACATCGCAAAAGAAATTGGAGCATTGAAGGAGCGAAAGACAAAGTACTTTCTAGACAATTCCGAGTTAGTGTTTGACTACTTCGAGGAGAAGAAACGCATCGGTGCAATAGACACCGCCCCCAAAGAGGTTAGTGCCGGGGCGAAGACAGTGAAGTCCTTCTTCAAGATGGCAGATGGTTCGGGCGGGGGTGAGCCGACGTGT